CGCGCAAAGCGCTTCCCGTATTGTTGTGGTTTGATGTAGAATTTCGATAAGATACAACACCTATCCCGAGACATATATTGCGGGGATAGAGATCAAGAGCGACGGTAAACCCGTCGGACCTGCCCCCAAAATCATAAGCGACATCCAGGCATATATCGCCAAATACGAACCTCGGTTTCTGCGAATGCTTCTGGGGTCGGATGTCGCCGACAATATTGAGGATTACCCTGCTATTGTGGCGCTGCTGGCTCAACCGGACAAGGGGACATCCGTAATTGCCAAGTATATCTATTTCTACTACTCGCGCGACCATATGACATTCAACACCGTTGCCGGGGAAAAGTTGAAGAACACCGAAAGCAGCACCCGGACATCCCCGACGCATCGGCTCGTTCGCGTGTGGAACGATATGGTAGGCGAATGCCGAGAGATCATCCGCATCGTTGACGATGTTAAGCTATCCCCAGACTTTTACGCAGAAATATTCGAACCAATCAATATTTACAACCTATGAAGATAACCCCCAAAGATACGGTTAGTGATGTTGTGATGCGCAACCGTGCATTATTCAGCATGGGTACCGAACGTATCGTCAAAACCATCCAAGACCTGCCAGAACCCGAGTTCGTGCCTATGAAACGCCGGATGTGGTTCGACAAACGGCTGCCCGTGCGTGACATTGCCGACATCACTATGGGCGAACTGAACGCCATAGAAGCCCGGAAACCGTCGTACGAATATTTTTGCATCGTGCTCGGCGTGATGCTCGGGCTCACGAAATTCAACCGCATAGGCGTTGACGGTAATCCGGACTGGAACGCGGAGTTCAGCATAGACGAGGAGCAAATCGGACGCCTCCGGTTCATCCGTGCCCAGCGCTATTTCATTGCCATACAGAAAGGGTTGGAAGGTATCGGCAAATCGTGGGAAAAGCTGGAAATGCCCCTCACGGCCGCCGAGATGAAAGCGCGTGTCAAGCGACCCAATCGCGGTCTTGTTGCCGTCTGCCGCAAATACTGCCAGATCATGAACGGCGCCGTAGATATGAATAAAGCATGGAATACGCCGTGGGCGACAGTATACGAAGCATTCGAAGCCTGCAAGTGCGACAACATGGAACAGCGAGCCATCTATGAAGCGAACAAATCTAACGGGAGACGGAGACGATGAAAAAAAGCATTAACGAGATATTCAGAGAGTGTGCCAAGGCGGACGGGATGTGCACCTGCATGTACGCACGAATTGCCGAAGCGAACTACTTGATGGACGATGTCAAGCAGTATCCCGTATTGCTTCGCCAGTTCAACGAAACGATTTCAGAAACGAAATTGTCGGTCACTCGGTGCCGCACAACTACGCTCTACTTCTGCGATGCGCTCGGAAAAGCGGAGCCGGATACGGAGACCGAGGTGCAGCCTATTGTCGAAAAAATGGAAGAACGGGCATTCGCATTTATCAATCGGCTACGGTCAATGGGCCTCGAAGTAGAACTCGTATCCAATGCAACGCCTTTCTACGGAAAATTCGATGCATTGGTGGCGGGAGTGACATTAAGTGCCACTATAACATACAATATATGCTAATATGCCAACTATCAGGCAAATAGAGGAAATATTTAGCCCCGAGCGGGTCATCGCCATCTGTGAAGACGAGTTCGGTCCGCTGGCCGAGCAGATCGCCTTCAATATAATGACCAAGAGAACCAGCAGCGGCGCCGATGTCAACGCCCTGAACGTTCCGGAGGAGACGACCGGCGCAACAGCTGAAAGCCTTAAAACCATCCATGAAGCTACAAATGGTGGACTTACGGTCTCATTTGTCGGGCGCAAAGGCATCAAGAATATCGACGAAGGAAGTTCCCCACAGGATGTGCAAGAGGAGTTCGGCAGCTTCGAGGCATTCCGGAACGCGATAGAGCGGTGGGCGCGGGTTAAAGAATCGAGATGGAACCTTGACCCAAGATCGATAAACGCATATGGCGTCGCTTCAAGCGTCTGGGATCACGGAAGCGTGCTTTATCAAGAGGGCGGAGGAACGGAGATAATGAAAGACTTACTGCCCGAAGTTGTCGATAGAATCAGCAAAAAAATAACAGAGGAACTCGATACATCCATTTATCAACTATTAGATGCGACGATAGAATTATGATATTGCACACAAATGACGTATTCAAGGTAACCCGCCCAGAGGATATCTTCGAGACCCGGGGCCGTTTTGCGTATTTTCGGGTTGAACTGCTCTCCCAAAAGGGGAATATAGACGTGTCCCTTAAATTGACAGGAGGGTCCTATTGGACATTCACTCGGTCTATCACCTTGACACGCAAAACTAACGACAAAGGTGTGGCGGTATTTCCTGTTGGGCAAATATGCGAAAGTCTGATACAAGGGACCGAATCGAATTCAATCACCTATGTAATTACTGCCTCCGAATATGACCATGTTGGACCGGCTCTTTACGCAGTCCCTGGATTTGCAGACCGGGAGATTCTCCCCGGATGGGGAGATGGGGAAAATATTTCACAATTCTATCCCGCTGCCCCTTGCATTGTGGTCTATCCGAACGCAGGATTCGAGCAGTCGCTATTTTTCCCGAAACAAACGGGCGAGCTTTTCGTGCTTACGCCCTCCTCGGCAACAACAGAGGAATACATCGGATATTCGTCATTTTCTCCCATCATCCCGTTTGATCCGGCAAAAATCCCATCTGAAGACCTTGGCAAGCCGCTTGCTGTGGGAGCCACCCCGACAGACTATAATGCGGAGATTCGAACCTACTACGACTATTGCACCAAGGGGATATTTTTGAAATGGACGGATGCTGCCGGTATCCCCTATTTATACCGATGGACGCAGGAATCTAAAACCGACGAAATGTCTGTGGAATCTACTTATCATCAACTCGACGATACGCTGACACCTCGCGACGTGCAGAACAAGACGCTGGCCAAACGCTATACCTTGCATAGTCGCATTGTTGAAAGGGATGTTTTCAACTTGTGCCGCACGATCCTCGGATGTCAGGATTTGTTTATGTACGACCCGGATGTGGGCAATTGGGTGCGTTTCATGGTTGAAGATTCAGAATCCGAAGACACGGGCGCGCCGATGCAAGATTTGGTCGTTGAAATAGTAAGATACGAATATCTATGACAACCTACGAACTATACATCAACGATATTCTGTGCGACCTTTCGAGCGACGAGGTCGTAACCCTGCTTTATCAAAGTCCGATATTTTCGAGCCTCGACAGCATCCAGTCGAACCGTTCCTACAATGTTGCGCTGCCGCCTACGCCTGCCAATATGCGGGCTATAGGTCAGGCAGCCCGCCCGGATGTGGATGCTGACGCTCCGTATGTACGACTTCCGGCGATGTTGTATCAGGACGGAGTGCCGCTGTTCACGCAGGGATTCGCCGTGGTTACGGATATTGCGGATACGATCAATGTAACGCTTACGTGGGGCAATGCGGATAACTTTCAGCCTCTGTTTGACGCGAACCTGCGGGATTTGGGGGCGCAGTTGGAGGAAGCCGGAGCGGACCACATTGATTGGAACGAGAACACGGCTATTTTGGAAGGAAATACGACCAATGAATACCCCGGTGTAGCGTTTTGGGGCGTGAATTTCGGAATGGGACTGTCGAACCCCAAGTATTTGCACCCGTCCGTGCAGGTGAAAACAATTCTTTCGGCTATCGAAAAGTATAACGGGATCACTATCGACGGCAAGGAGCGGCTGGCGTACAGCAAGAATCTTGGGCCTATTATTCCGCTTGTATCAAAAAATGCAGACTATGAACATAACTATGCGTACAAATCAAATGAAGAAAGCCCCATATCCATGAATTTGTATTTTAATGGACATGACCAAGCTGGTATCGTTGGGTTCCCATCCGGCACTATGGGGTTTAAGAACAATGGAGCAACAGCTATCAAAATATCAATTTCTTCTTCGGATGCCGATAAGTTTTATGTTAAATTTAATTGGCCGAGTTATGGTGAAGAGAAAGATGGTACTGCAACCATGTCTATATATGGCGTTCGTTATACGGGAGAGCGGGACGTATTATATAAGGAAACGTCCCCGTATAATACTAAAAATGGCAAAGTATGGTTTAGTGCTTTAGTACTTAACATAAATGGCGCATCCCAATATACAGGGTTTAATGTCAACTTCGAATCAACAGACGTCTTGCCCGATGAGTATCTTGTGGGCGACGTTTTAGTTTTCGGCGACTTTGACAACTTCGAAATTAGCTATCCGAATGCTTTTTATGTCGCTCCCAACCTACCCGACATCTCGCAGGGCGATTTTATCCTCGCCCTGATGTCCATGAACGGGTTATTCGCCTATGCGGACAAGGACAGCCCTAACACGATCAAGCTGATAAGCATCGATGACATAATCGCCAATGTTCAGAAAAACGACATCATCGACTGGAGCGACCGGGTTATCCTGAACGATTTTCACCGGGTGGATATGCCCGACGCATCGATTTTCACCATCGATGACCTCGCCCAAAGCAACATCCTCGACTACGACAACGACGACGATGTAAAGGCTGACACGCACGGCACCATCACGATCCGCAACGAAAACATCGAGAAAGAAACGGAGCTGGTGTCGCTGCCTTTCTCTGCATCTGAAAATGCAACGACGGACGGGGTAAATTGCGCCGTTGTGCCGATCTATGAGGATAACGGAAAAGGCGGCGCCAATTATTCGGAGTGCTCGCCACGGATATTATCGGGGCGGGGAGCGTTTATGTCGGGCATTGCCCGATGTATTGGCGTATTCGATCCGTGGATGAAGTTCGGCGGCGAGGAAGGCATTGTAAAGACCCGATACGCTTCCTACCAGAAAGTCGTGGACCGTCTGCGGATCATCACCATTCGGGCAAAACTCACGGCTCTCGATCTCTACAACCTCGACTACACGAAGCCGGTGTATATAGCCCAATTCGGGCAGATATTCGCCATATATTCGGTAGAAACAGGCGAAAACGACATCTGCGACTGCCAACTGCTGAAACTGAAAGTGGACGGAGTGGTGGCAGCAACGTATTATCTGCGCTTGGACGGCAAGAGTGAAGACAGCCAATGGGTTGCAGAAGCGGACGGCATTAACGGCACAGCGTATACCATAACATCGAACGGAACGCCCTATATCGTCGATTACGATTCCCGCCTTTATGTCGATCTGTACGAGGAGGACGGCGATCTGTATCTGTCTATCTCCGCTCCCAAAAACGCCGGAACAGAGGAAATTAATTACAACCCTGTCATTCTGGGAATTCAGGAGAACGACGCCGTGCGCCGGCAGGTGGCGGTCTCCCAGAAAGCAAAGTCGGCTTAATTTATTAACCATTTAACCCATATGAAGAAATATGGCACAGGACACTATCGACAAGATTATTAATATCCAGTTCAGATACTCGGATTTAATTAAAGGGTGGGAGGCCGCCTCGACAGCTATTGACACAGCAAAAGCCAAACTGCAAAAGTTCAAGGAAGCAGGAGATTCCGAGGGTGTTGCCAAGCAAGCGCAGATTATCAAAGCGTTGCGTATCGAGATGTCGGCCTATACCCGAGAGATTCAAGCCAATATCCGCGAAGAGGTTAAACTGAATGGCAGCGTCGAAAATTTACGAGCCGGTATTCAGAAATTAACAGCTCAATACAATAAATTGGGCCGAGAGGAACGGAACAATGCGAAAATCGGAGGAGAATTAAGCGCAAAAATCCGGGAGATGCAAACCGAATTAAATGAGGCTAACGCATCGTTGCTAAACTTTCGAGATAATGTCGGTAACTATGCGAGTGCAGCAAAAGGTTTTACTCCGCTTGCATTCCAAGTACAGCAACTCGCCCGGGAACTTCCGTCGATCACGGTGTCCCTCCAGCAGCTTTTTCTGGCGATTTCAAACAACCTCCCGATGTTTGCGGACGAATTGACCCGAGCAAGGATGGCCAACAAAGCGTTGCGAGCCGAGGGGAAAGCGACTATTCCGGTGTTCCGGCAGGTTATTTCGTCCATCTTTTCCTGGCAGACGGCTTTGGCCGTGGGCATTACCCTGCTGACAGCCTACGGGAAAGAGATCGGAACGTGGGTAAAGGGATTGTTTACAGCTAAAGAAGCTATCACAGCGGCCGAATATGCGCAAAAGCAATTAAATACGGCCCAGCTGGAAGGTAGAAATGCGGCTCAGGCAGAGGTGGTAAACTTACAAATACTCTACAATGCAACCCAAAATACAGCATTGGCCTACAAAGACAGGCTAAATGCTGTAAAAGAGTTGCAAAAACAATACCCGGCCTATTTCGGGAACATGTCGCAAGAGAAGATATTAGCCGGAGAATTGAGCGAAACCTACGAAATGCTCGTCCGAAATATCATGGCAAAAGCGCAAGCAGAGGCCGCGCAAAACCAAATCGTGACTAACCTGGAGAAAAAGAATACCATAGAGCAGATCCAGGCGTATCAAAATTTGACCCGCGTAATGGCTGACTATAATAGACTTAAAGCCGAGGGCGCCGATGATAAAATGCTCGAAGGATACGCCAAAGCGGCATACGCGCTACGGAAGGAGGTAGATTCCGAGTTAAAGAAAATGAACGAAGATTTATATAACGAAGTTCGTGACAATAGCAATAGTTACCAAGAATACATTAACAACCTCAATGCAGCAAACAGCAAGCTTGTTAAAGTTGCTACCGATAATCTTCTGGTCTTCCAAAATACACAAAAAGAGGTGATCAAGTCATCAAATAAAATAATATCCCTTGAAGAATTACAAGCAAAAATGCAGGGAAAGAATCTCCAGAAATACACCAAAACTATATCCGATTGGAGAACGGCATTAGGTCGGGAGGTCGCCAAAATGGAGCTGGATATAGAGAAAGCTATGAAGGAAGCAGACAAAAGCATAGCTGATAGCTTCAAAAAACAAGTGCAAGATCAAGAACTGAAATTTAGGAACCGCATCAATGAAGCCCAAATAGAGGGCGGTGATCTGGGTGCAGCTCGTGAGATGTTGGAAATATACAAAGAGCAGATTGTGCAAATCAACAAACTGGAGGGTGCGTATCGGGCGGCAGGTTATACAGATGAACAGATACAGGCCGAGCGCATCAAAGCCCGAAGAGGTGTTCAGCAAGCAGAACAAAATATCGCTGACATTCAGCTTAAAACCACCCGGCAAGCCTTGGGGGCTGCCGCGCAGGTAGCCGGAGGCTTTTCTGCAATGTTCGATGCACTGGGCGGAGAGGGCGAACGTTATGCGGAATTTGCGAAAACATTGGCCGTATTTCAGGTTGTTTTAGCGCAGGCCGAAGCCATAGCCAACGCCGTAGCCTCGTCAGCTAAAGCACCGTGGTTCATGATACCGATAACTATTGCGTCAAGTATCGCTACGGTAGTCGCAGCCATTGCGCAAGCTACACAAATAACAGATTCAGCAGAGACCCCGAAATACGCCTCCGGCGGTCTTGTCACAGGGCCGGGCTCCGGAACTTCGGACAGCATCCCTGCAATGTTATCCAACGGCGAAGCTGTGATGACCGCCCAGGCTGTCAACGACTGGGGCGCAATGCTCTCGGCCATGAACGTCGCCAGCGGCGGAAACGCCATCCAAGCATCGAATCTTCCCCAGCGCAACGACGGAATGAGAGGGATGAAAGCGATGATCCGTGAAGCTATGCTTGAAATGCCGGCGCCCATTGTTTCGGTGGTTGACATCAACAAGGGGCAGAAGCGGGTCAAGGTTCAAAACAGCCTCGGAAAATTGGGGCGAAAAAAATACAAATAATTATTGCACAACGTGCCGAAGGTTTACACCTTTGTCGCGAACGCTTATGAAGATATAAGCCGCGGAATCATGTACGAAATAACACCTACATATCACCACCCTGTAGTGGCCGAATCTGCCATAAGCGCGAGTGCTTTGTCTAACTTAACACATCAAACTAATGGCAGTACAGGCATGTACCACTACGCTCGGGCGAGACATTCTCAATGATTGCAACGAGCCCCACGCAAAAGGCGTGGAAAAGTTTTTCTATTTCATCTCCCGGGATGCTATCGACTGGGACAAATCCACGCGCGAAGGCTTCGTGGTTACCAACTTGGTGGCCCTGGCCGGCAAGCGGGGTTACAAGGTCCGTAACCCATCGAATGAAACCCCGGCGATCACCATCACAGACCAAAACCCGAGCATCGACGCCGCATGGGACAAGGTTCTCCCCGTTACCCTTTTGGCTGACAGCCCGGAGAATGCCGCCGCAGTTCTCGGATTGAAACAGGACAAATATGTCTGCATCTACGAGAACATGGAGAAAGGCGACGCGGGCAAACAGGCGTTCGGCGTCATCGGCTGGGAGCAGGGCGCGACTGGCGTAGATCTGAATATGGACAAGAGCGGAGATGTCGGCGGATGGACCGGCAATATCACCGAAACCGGGGCCCCTACTCCTAATCTGTTCTTCTACAAGACGGACTACGCAACGACGAAGGCGGCGCTCGAATCGCTGTGTTCGGCAGCGGCCTAATCATGCAGACGCAGGAATGGTATAGAGAGAGGGTTTCGGCCCCCTCTCTATCCGATGCCGACAAGTCTGTTATCAGAGCAGATTGGAAGCAGGCCACGGGCAAGAATTTCACCGCATCATTCAACGCCCTGTGCCCGAACTGTCATCACGATGCGGCAATACTAATTTTACGGACTATGGATAAGCAGGAAAACGGCGGATACATTCTTAAGAGGGGTGTCGCTTTCAGATATAAAGGCAAAGTATATACCGCCGACAATATCACAGCTCCGGCCGCTGAATGGTATATCTCGCAAGACCTGAAGCACCGAGACGATTTCGAAGTCCTTGCAAAGGATTACGACGAGTACGAGATAGTATCTTTCAATCGCAAAGAGGAATAATATGGCTGACGACAATATTCGCCACGTCAATTATGCCAGTGATTTCCGAGTGGTGTTTTCATTTCCAGACGGCAAACTCCCGGATTATCCTTGGCACATCGAGCTAAAGACACCGGACACCCCGGCGTATAATACTTATGTGGCCTCGTTTGACGGGTCAGTTTACAGGCGGTGCGTGCCGCTTGAAGATAATTCCATTCTGGTGCTTGTGGATAGGCACCATCTTGCGCCCGGCATCCTGTGCTACCAGATGAAGCGAGATGTCCCTGACAGTCTATTCCCCGACGGTGAAATGAATATCACAACGCCGGGATGCACCAGCATTGAGTTGTGGAGTGGAACATCGGAAGAACTGCCCATTGAGCAGATCAATACGATCATTGCCACACTCAAAGGCGAGCCAGGAGACGCCGGACAAATAGAAAACATAACCGCTTCAGTTAATAATACAACCGGCGCACCAAACGTAGAAGTTCAACTTGGAGGCACCCCCGAAAAACGAACTATAGCTCTTAAATTTTCGGGGATCAAGGGCGAAACTCCCAAAATATCGGCCGACGAGGAAGGCAATATCTATTCTGACGGAGAGCTTGTGACCGCTGTCGTGGCGGAGGTCGTCGTTAAAGCCGACACCGCGTCCACCAACGCCGACCAGCAGGCCGCGCGTGCGAAATCTCTGGCCGACCACCCTCCGAAGATCGTGGATGTCGGGGGTCTCAAATACTGGGCTTTTTGGGACGATGCGACCAAAGGCTACGTAACCTCGGAATACCGGGCGGACGACGGCACTATCGTGCAGCAGGTCGAGGGTTCTGCCGTTTCGCTGGATGTCAGGGGCGGGACGATGTACGTCTGCGGAGAACTGACCTCGCTGAATATTGCGAGCGTCGAGAACTCGACGAAGCCGTCAATCATCCGCTTCACGTCGGGCGCTACGGCTACGCAGTTCTCCTTCCCGGAGGATTTCAACATCACCGGTTGGTCGAAGCCCGAGGAAAACAAGCGTTACACCATCTGCATCCTGTTCGGTGCGGGCAACATGACCTACGATGAATAGCCTGCTGTACTACTACAACAACGTGCAGAAGATGGCCGCCTACCGGCAGGCCAAGAGGATGCAGCGCGGGGTTCTTACGGCGCAGGGCGGATTCTCGACGACGGATCCGGCCTTGCTGCATGTGCCGTGTACGATTCAGTGTGTATTTGTTCCTCAAACATTTGAATCAAGACAATGCGTGTTTGATACGCGCGGATCTAACGCATCTCCGCGAATTGATATTTTGGAAAATGGCCGAATGTCGATTTACTATTCGGGCACTAACAAAACGATAGATATTAGCATAGGGACACTATATAATATCACTTTTGTCACAACAGAAACAGAACAATCTGTATATGTTGGAGGAGAACTACTTGGAAGCGCGCCGTATTCAACACCTCAATTCGCATACTATGTAATAGGGGCTCTTACGGACAGGTTTATGTATAGATTCAAAGGTGACTACCTTCTGCACCGGCACTTCAACTACGCCATGAGCGCGGACGAGGTGAAGGCCCTCGACAACAACGGCGACCCGATGGGGTACGTCGTGCCGAAGGCGATGCGGGAGCTATTATCGGTAAATCTAATTGGTAGTAATTCTTTTACATGGGACGGATCTGATTCGCCTTATTACTATAATATAACCGGGAATCCTATAACCATCGGAAAATATTATAAAATCAATGTGACTGTTTCAGACTATCAATCCGGATCTCCGCGTATTTTCGCAGGTATATCATATCCTATCCCTGCCCAAAATGGCACGTTTGATATTGTAGTTTATAACGAACGATATGTAAATAATTTCCCAATTTACGGTGGTAGTGCCGGTGATCCAAATAGACATTTAACTATTACCGTCAACAGCATCACCTCTGTCGGTCTCCTTGCCGAATACCTGCCGCAGAATCTGATGGAGTCGAGAAAAGGACCGGCGGTGGAACCGAAAGCAAAAATCTATGAATTTAACATAGGTGATGAATATTATAAATCGGTTCTTACTCAAGCAAAATATCCTTATGATTGTATATATCGCGTAGACTATGTGGTTGATGAGTGGGATTACCAACCTAAACCAATAGGATCAGTAGGATTTTTGGGCCTTACCGGGGCAACTATTTTAACTCCGGATGGCCAAGATTGGAGTACGCTTGAGAAAGCTAAAGTAGGTGAATCTCGTACTCTTCTTGTTAAAATGCCAGGATCCGGAACTCCTGCCCTTTATATATATGGAGGTAATGACGATGAGACAGCAACGGCACGTCATCTCAAAGTAACGATCAAGGGGATCACTCCGGTGTCTGTCCCGATCTCCTGGCTCGACAGCGCGAAGCAACTCCCCTTATCCGACGAGTACATGGAGCCTCTGTTTCAGTCCATCGGCGGATACGACATGGCGGCCAACGGTGCGCCGGAGATCCTCTACAACGAATAACAAACAGCAATCGCTATGCAATACGCCAAACTTGAAAACGGATATTTGATCCCGGCCCCCGGCGAGGTGCGGCAGGGCGGGATGGTCATCATGAACCCCGGGCTGGAGATCCTCGGCCCGATGGGGTACAAACCCGTGGAATATACGGAGCGCCCGGAGATCACGACCCCGGGCAACGATCTCCGCGAGGTCTACACCGAAGAGGCGGACCGCATCCGGGTCGGCTGGGAAGAATACACGCCCGAACCGGAGCCGCAGCCTGATCCCGAACAACTCCGAGAGGCCGCCTACCGGGCCGAAGCGGATCAATATCTGATGGCCTACGAAGGCTATCTGGCCGAGGGCAAGATACTCGAAGCCGACGAGCAGAAGGCACTCTATCTTGCCAAGAAGGCCGAGATCAGGGAGCGGTTCCCGGATAAGTAACCTGTCGGTCGAACTCTCGAAATACCACAAATATATGAAAAGACTTATCAATAAACTCATCGGATGGCTCAACGCCATCGCTAAAGACAAATACCAACACTTCGCAGTCGGGGCGGTCATCGCCTCCGCGGCGCTGGTCGTGGCTGTGCCGTTGGGCGCCTGGTGGCGGTGGCTGCCTTTACTGGTGTCGATGGCCGCCGTTGTCAAGGAGCGCAAGATCGACCCGAAAGCCGACATGCAGGACATTCTATGGACGCTCGCAGGAGGAGCCGTAGGATGGGTGGTGTTCATCGTGTTTACCCTAACTGCGAGATAGAATGGACTGGACTACGATCATCATTTCCTTGGGCGGGGCGTTGTTGACTGGCGGCGGAGCCTTGTCTTTGCTTTACTATAAAGAAAATCGTCGGGCCAAGCAGATCGACAACGAAAAATCCGTCGTCGAGGAGTGGCGCGGGATCGCCGAAGAGCGAAAGGCCCGTTGCGACGAACTCAAGGAATCACTCGACCGGAAGGATGCGAAGATCGACGCCCTGTACAAGGAGAATTCCGAGCTGCGCAAACGAAACGACAAACTATCCTCTGCGAATACTGCGCTGTCGATTCTCAAATGCAAAGTCCTGGGATGCGACAAGCGCCAGCCACCGTTCGGCAAAAATGAAAACTATGAATCGTGAATTAAGATGACTTTAATAAAAAAGAATAAGAATATGACACCGCGAGGATTAAGAAACAACAACCCGCTGAATATCGAGAAAACAAAGAGTGGTAATCCCTGGCAAGGAGAGATTGTACCGTCGAAGGACAGTCGTTTCGCGCAGTTCACGACAATGGCCTACGGGTATCGGGCTGCATTCAAACTGCTGAACAATTACCAGCGCAACTATGGGCTGGATACCATCCGGAAGATGATCGGCCGCTGGGCGCCCAGTAACGAGAACCGCACGGACGCCTACGTCCGCACCGTGGCCGAGAGATCGGGTGTACCCGCCGATAGCCGAATCACCGCGACCAACCGGGATGTGATGATTCCCGTAGTTGCGGCAATGTCGTTCGTGGAAAATGGCGTGGAAGCCAAAATGTCCGACGTACATTCAGGATGGGATTTATTCATCAAGGGATGAAACCTCTGATTTCGTACCTGCTCGCCGCGCTTGTCGCCGGGGCGCTGCTTTTCGGCTGGGGGTACCGCCGGGGAGCGGCCTCGGTGGAAATCATGTCGGAAGTGCGTATCGATACCGTGTTCTATGAGCAGCCGCAGCCGTACGGTTTTTCCGAACAGCTGGTGACGGTGAATGTCCCGCGGCTGCTGTTTGCTCCCGCGGATACGGTGGTGCGTGTTGTCGAGGCTGCGAGCGGCGCCGACAGCGTGCAGATGGAAGTCCCGGTGCGCACGCTCGAATACCGAGACTCTACCTACTATGCCCGGGTGGTCGGCCCCGTTATCGGGGATTTGGCGCCCCGGCTGGACTGGATCGAGGCCTACAACCGGACCATTACCCGAACCGTTACAAAACGTAACAGGTTTGCCGTGACGGCTGGGGTGGGTGTAGGATACACGCCGCAAGGTTTGCAGCCGACAGCCGGAGTGCAGGTCGGGATCGTACTGTGGAGTTGGTAAAGATATAAAGAAAAGTCGCCTATGTAATAATATAAGCCCATGCGATTGGGGGATGAGCATAAAAAGTCCCCAACGCTCCTCTCCATTATACCACTAATGTGTGCCATACGCACCGAGCATTGAGGACTATTCCTTAATTCGGGCGTATGGCTTTTTACATTAGTGGTATGTCAAATTTAAACTAAATATTTGATATGGAGATACGTAAAACCGAGATTTTTGCAAAAATACTCGATATTGTTGCAAATGAAACAGAATTGACATCCGAGCAAATCCTTTCGTGTTGTCGCACGGCCGAAACGGTTGATGCCCGTTACATGCTCGTTCATCTATTGCGGCGCGAAGGTATATACATCAGCGAGATCGCCCGCATGATGAATTTCTCCCGCCGGGGTATCGAAAAAATGCTTTCTCAGTTCGAGGACCGCCTCTCTCAAAGCGGACACATCTTCAAAGTGACCTTTGAACGCATTGCGAACAAAGTGCGCATAGCCTTCGAATCATCCCGTTGACCACCCTGCCGAGCCTGACCACCTTTGCATTGTAGCTATAATACAATGCTACCTCAATCGCTGAAGAGGTAAGAGGCGGACGAAATCATGTATATACATGGAAGCAGATTATTTAACGTCGGGCGATCTGGCTATGTGGGAGAGCAATCGCCATTGCTACAAGCACCGCGACGGCATGGCCGCCACGGGTATCGGTCTGGCTGCCGGTCTGGGCGGCGGCGCACTTCTTCTGGCTGCAGCCGGAATCTGGGGCATTAACCAGGCATCCAAAGCTCGCAGCGAGGGTGCAAGCAAGGCCATCGACATCCTCGCCCAGACGCAGCTCCAGGAGCGCGTTTCGCGTGAGGGCTGGCAGAACAACCATGCACCTACGATCAGCCAGTACGTTGATGTACGGGCAGGCGCAGGCGCCGGGGCAGGCGCTAACGCGCTGTCGAACGCCGAAGCAATCGCGCTGGCTCAGGCGATCAATGGCAATTCGGGGCTCAACTCCGCCATTGGAGGGTGCAATTTCCTCCGCGTGGCGAGGTATTCCGCCCCGCAGCCTTGTGGTTGCGACACGTGCCAGGGTTAGCCCTTCCGGGGTGGGGCGGGAATCCGTCCCACCCTTAACCCTTAAAACCGCTACGATATGCTATTCGCTAAAAAAGAGTATCACAATATGGACACAATCCGCACAACATCCAAAGACGCCCTGAAAAGATCGCTTATGCAGATGTATCAAGGTGATGTGGCCACGATGGAGCGGATGTATGATTTCTACATGAAAGATATGGAGAAGGTCCCCGATTTCGACCCGGTACCGCCATCGATGCTCCAGCAGGCAAAAACAACCATCGGGGAGCTGTTCGGATGGGCCGATGCCAATCAAGACAAATTGGTCGGCGCCTACAATCTATTCAGAACTATCAGAAGCGGAGAGCCTATAAGCACCGTGAGTGCCGCTGCTCCCGTAGCCGATGTCCCACCACTACCGAAACTATAAGCCATGCAACCCTATAAGATCGAAATATACATATATGCTGAATCCGAGCAGGAAGCCCGGGAGGTGCAGCAGGCAGCCTATGATTTCGTGAACGAGAACTACCAGCGAGGAGGGCTCGTGACGGCATCCAAACTGAAAGACCTGCTGATAAAATACAAGAACAACTTTTTCGTGCAAAACTTTCTGAAACGATGAGCGAGAACACCAATCCCCAGGAACCGCGTCAGCCGCGGAACCTTTTTGAACAGATACTATTTGGAGTGCAGGTAACGAACGACAATATCGTGACGCTGCACGGCCGCGTAGACGCCTTCGAGGCGAAAATAAACGCGATATACGATGCACTATACCCTACCTCCGAGCCTAATGCCTCCGGCGCGGATGAAAAAATAGAGACAGTAGGAGGCAAAACTAAATAATTACCCATTTTATGAGCTGTAACAAAATTCAAGCGGCTGTTATTACACCCGTTCTGGCGGCCGGATCGGTGGCTTCGCCGTACTTTTATGAGGTGAACATCACCCAGCGGCTTTGCTATCCGACGTGCGCAGACAACACTCCGGTATTCAATTCGCAGTTCTCGTTGAAATCGCTGTCACAAGTTGGTACCGGACGCTATGTGGCTACCGTCCATGTCGAGGGCATCATCTCCTATGTTCCGTGTAACGGCGGATGCGGATGCACCAAGCAGCAACCTCTCTCGCAGGATTTCACGATTCCCATTCAGTCGGCATCGACACCCACCGTAACCATCGAGCAGGGAGCCGCGATGAACGCCGTGGCGGCATCAGCCTGCCAGCCGTGCAGCCGGACATTCGTATCGGAGACGCCGATCACCGTAACGGTGGCAACGGCCGCAACCCCAACAGCGTAGCGGTATGCTGTGGATAGCCCTGCTCACTATGGTATGCGCCACCATTGCGCAGCACCTCGGGCTGGCCGAGAAGATCGCGCAGATCGGCAGCCAGGTCATGGCATGCCCGAAATGCCTCTCATTCTGGGCTACGCTCTTTGTGCTGCTCGTTAACGGATGCAACATACTATGTGCGGTAGGGCTATCCCTATTTATGGCATACATTGCTAATTGGGTCGGATTCGCATATTATGGTGCGGAGAAATTATACGAAATATTATGGCAAAGAACAACAAGAAACCCGGATCAACGTCCTCAAAAGAAAAGGTCGAACCGGCAGTAATAATCCATACGCCAAATATCGTGGGAGTATATAAACCGCTGCCGCGGGTTCGGGCGTGCAAAAACTGTTAGATATGACATCAAGTGAAATGAAAGAACGATACGAGCGGCTACATGACAAGATGGCCGGCATGGACGATGAGCACGCAGAAAAGGTGTTCGCGGGAGCCCAGATGTGGGCATTCGGGAAAATCGCGGAAACGTCGCCGACCATCGCCGAAATGTGGCTTGGGAAAATGGAGGCGATATGCTGGTATAATTACCTGTCAGACGCCGAGGCAAAGATGATCGCCGCGAAGCTCGTAAACCAAGACGGAAACACCGGAGCAAAATGGAGCAAGGACGCATTCCTGCAAACCGTGGAAAAGCTGGACGGGGAGGTCGAAAAGGAGCCGTATTACAACGACAATGCCCTATGGGTTACGGCTGTAATGATATACAGCGATCACGCCAAGAGTATCGCCGAGGATATGGGACACGCTTCGCCGGCTGATATTCCGTCCGAAAAAATGGCGCGATCTTGCTACCGGAAAGCCGTGGAGAAACTCTGCGACAAGGATCGGAAGCACTTTATCCGAGAGTATTTCGAAGATGAACTGACGTAGAAAAACGTCCTCGCATTAATTGCGGGGACGCTACTTTATTATGAATGAAGAAATGACATACTGGCTGTCTCAGCTCGAAGTAAGCGAGTGTTCTGCGCCGCTGTTCGCCCTTGTGATCGCAAAGATCATGGAGGCTATGAATCAAAACCGCGTCAGCAATGCGGCATTTTTCTCTCGTTCTTCTCGTTCAAAAGAAGCGAGATAATTTTCTGTCGTCTTCAAGTCCGTATGTCCGAGGCTTTCGGAAATATAGGCTATACTTGCCCCGGAACGCTTCAATACGGTGGCGAATGAATGGCGGGCCGTATATGTTGAAACAGGAGGCAACCCTAATGCTTTGGAAATAGACCTAAATTTACGATTTATGCAGCTTGTTAGGTCTTTTGCCTTTTGTCGCTGCTCCTCAATAGATTCTTTGCCCGTAAGAATAGGAAATATAAAACTATCAGGACTTTCTTTGTTGCCCCATCGTGATATAATATCCTGCATTTGAGGTACAATTATCGCCCGCACGGCTTTCCGGGACTTTGTGCGGTGCTCCGTCTTTTTCCGTACATAGCTTATTTCCCCGTCCTCAATATCACTATATCGCAACCTTACGAAGTCGGCGACATTGATTCCATTGCACAAATACATAAACAGCCAATAATCGCGGTATTTTGCCGTTGCTTCGTATCCATCATCATAACGGGCTATCAAGCCTATCTGCTCCAATGTAAGGGCCAGTTTACGCCCCTCTCCTTCCTGTATCTCGTAGCGCCCCCGACCGAATGGATATTGCGCCTCCTTTACAATACCAATAGCCCGGGCCTGGTTGAATATCGATCGCAGAGCGCGCATATATATCGCAATAGTTGTCTGTCCCTTACCCGAAGCACGCATAAACTCTTCGAATCGACGCAGCCATGAAATAGATACGTCGATATATTGAACCTCCCGCTTTGAAAAAGCATTCATCGACAGCAACAATGCACGCAGAATATCCGCCGTCCCTATGTGGGATGTCTCCCGCAATTCCTGCTCTTTGATTTGGATGGATGCATTTACCGAAGTAGCGCCGGCTCCTTTCAAACGAGCACCTAACAATTCAATCGTGAAACAACCTTTTGACGTTAAATCCTCGACAGCTTGTCGAACCAATTCAAAACTATTTTCTATATCTTTGCGAACGGATACAAGCGAATGAAGGCGCGTCGCATTGAGCCGCTGCCAATCATCGGGCATCATACTCTTACCGGTTGGGTAATAAGAGCGCACACGACGATACGATACCCGGATACGCACGGGATACTGGCCATTTGCCAACGCCCGGCGGGTGTCGAGAATAGTGGCCACCGTTACGCCATCCTTTGAATAGTAGTGGTTGTTCATTGCACATTATTTGCACACATCTTATTTATTGCGTGCAAAGATATGCAAAGATATGAAAAATAAAATTGCTCGACAAGTGTTGTTGTAAACGATATGAAAAGCTATGAAAAGCCATGAAAACCAATAAAATATGCATGGCATGCAAGAGGTCACGAGTTCGAATCTCGTATTCTCCACAATTAAAAATCAAGGGGTTGCAATAGTTTGCAACTCCTAATTTTTTGCCGTTGCTCACACAATTTGCGCCTATCTGTAAAAATAGACACAAAAAAACCCGCCGCTAGCCAAGACTGGCGACGAGATAATGATTCTACAAACTGTTCCCTCGACTTTCTTTCCGCATCGCACTTTCCGCTAACAATTTTCCCGCATTCGCCCGCGACACATCATGCTCGATCTGCTGGTCCACCCATTCCTGCAAATCAGACTTCAAAAAAGATAGTTTGCCGTTGATCTTGGTAGACGGTATTTCTCCAGCGGCGGACAATTTGTAAAGTTTGCTTATCGTCGTTTTATATCCACGCCCATCAAGAAATGCGAGAGCCTGGTCCTTTGTCAAGTGCTCGTTCGTGTGATAAGTTTGGGCGGCTATCAAGCGTTTGAAACAATCCTCCGTAGCCTCGAATACCCACTTGCGAATTTCATTCTTTGTAATTGCTCCCATACCTATATTAGAATAAAGGCAGCTCTTGCTGCCATCCGTCAATGTGTTCCCGTAAAATCTTTTTGAAGGTTCGCCATAAATGCGGCAATGACCTATGTTTCTTGAAGTGATATTTGAAGTCGCGATCGTATTTGACCCCGAGTTTCTGATCCGTGTCCACAATAAGCTGCATCAACCGCTCCCTCGAATAGCTTATATGGACCTCGGAATCGTCCCGCTGGCCGCCTCTGCGTTTTTCTTTCTGCTCACCCATTGTTTTCCCGAATTAATCACTACCTTTACGTTGTGAGCGTAGGGGTGATCTTTCGGGATTGCCTCTTTTTTATTCTCGAATGTTCAATCTGACCACAACGTCAAATGTGAAAGGTTTTTTATCAATATCTATATCTCCATACGGATATATTTCGTGCTTTTCAATAAATTTCTCGACAAGGCATTTGATGTCAAATTCAAGTTGTCGGAGATCGTTTTTTACAACATTTGAATTTAATATATTGGCTTCCTTCACAATCGCTTTCGCTCTTTCAATGCCACATCCAGTATTTCGAGAAATAAAAGAGGCTATATCTTCATCAGACATTTTGTCGGTAAAATCGTTAGACATATCATCCACACTTCTATCATATGATTGTAAAATAACGGGGCCATATTCTTTATTAAAGAATATTAAATGTTTCATATTTTATTACCTTTTGAACAATTTAACCAGTTGCCCCATATTTCAGAGGCAGCCGGTTTTGGTTGGTTACTCGACTGCTTCAAGTTCTGTCAGAAAAAGCCATTCGGTCTTGATCTCGCCATCCGTTAATTTAGGCGCAGTTACCTGAGCCTGCTTGGGGCAATGCAGATACTCTACAATCCCCGTAACGGTGCCCTCAAACCCGGACACTGTACTGCGAACCTTGCTACCTAATTCGATTTTGCTCATAATAGTTTTTATTTATGCCCTCTTACAGCTTCGGGCGTTGCTTATCCGTTTTCTTCCGTTTTCTCCAGTTCTTCAATCAGGGCGTCAGCAATCATGACGGAGCTTTTCGCAATGATTCCCGGAATAGCCTTGTCGCCATCGAAACCATTGCCGGCTGCCAACCATCCGGATATTTCGCCTTGCATCGCCTGCCCGGCATACACCCGCCGCCAGTACTCGCGGTCAGTATTTAAGTTTTGCTTAATAGCTGGATCAATCATTTCGCGCTTATCCTCGATATGATTTCCATACTCCCCACGTTCCAGCTTCTCCAGATAGTCGTCGTCGCGCATCATAAGGTCGGAAGCGTCTTTGAAATCTTCAATGATTTCACCTCGTTCTGTATGTGAGGCGCTTTGCTCCCAATCGCCCATATCAATTAAGGCCAATATGGGCTTCCTACCGCACCCTTTGCAGTCAAATGCGATAATTCGCGCATTCCTCCCATCCCTCGTACACACCGCCGCACCTCGCTTGGCGGCCTCCAAATCGAAATTCTTCATGGTTTATTCAGTTTTAAGTTTCTCATAGCGATTTCCACATCCACACAGAAGCCGGGTCATCATAATCGGCATAATCTTCATACCCCCGGCGTTTATACCAATCGTGCATCCATGCTGACCTATCGGTCCATAAAACGCATGAATCATAGCCTAACACGCAAGCAATATTCTCCAGCGTGGTCAATAGTTCATTTCCATAGCCTTTTCGTCGCTTACGACGGTCTACCTTTACGTTCTTGAACACGGCGACGGATTGTCCTCTATGGCTGTATATGTCCGCTTTGCTGCATCCGTGTAGGGTTACGTGCAATTTCAAGTCAAGCATGTTCTCATTCTTTTACAAATTTCACATCCTCGTCCGCCCCGATGATTCCCTGGCGGCGCAGGCGTTTGATGAAGTTCTTCATGTTCAACGCCTGTTCGTAGTAGCAGTCCTTTTCGATCTTCACATTGAATCGGTGTCTAATCTGCATCTTCGGACCTTTCTCCGGATCATAGCAATACCCCGAACGTATCTCTACGATCGCTTTCGAAGCCTCCCGCGTAGTCGCATTGAACTTGTAAAGGGTGTGACCGGGAACTTTCGTCAGCCGACCAATCAGTTTGTATTCGTTCTGTTTCTTCTCGACGGCTTCGATCTGCGCCTTGCAAATCTTCTCGTTCGTGAGGCCGTCATGTGGGGTTAGAATATCCATAGCTCTATTCGTGAATCTCGCGCCAGCCGATGACTTGCTCATCCGATATTTCCCATTCTTCGGAATCGGCGTACCACCACCCCTCGTCACCCCGGTCTGCTAACGCATAACCTCTTCCGAAGTTGAGTTTTACTAACACAACCTTTTCAATAGGCGGCAACTCCTCTTTCGGGTCATGCCAACGGATCAGCTCTTCACGCTCATCTTCAGCCCCCTGACAATACGCCGCAAAGGCCGCATCGGCTCGTTCTCCTTTCAAGTCATGCACATCTCGTCGGTATTGGTTCGCGTATTCTCGTGCTCTTTCCTCAATCGTTTCCATGTTTCAAGTTCTTTAAAGTGTTTAAAGATATTTACAGTTTTTTCGAGATTTTGCGAGAATCTCGCTATTTCAAAAACTCCGCTTCTTATCGCCGAAACACCTTCGAATAACGTTATCTCTGTCATCATCGGACAACATCCTCCATTTATACCTGTCGTAAATGATATTCCCGGCATATTCTCCCGTATTCTTATAAACAGACACAACTACATCGTCGCTGCCAGCTAAAGGCTCTGTAATAAAGTAAGCCATATCGTATTATTTTTCACTCTTTTTGAAATATTCGATAATCTCTGCGACCGTGGCCTTGCGGCAAGTAAGAGAATAAGCAAGGTTTGTATTTCGATTTTTGTGCACACAATACGAACTCCCGGCTAACTCGGTAACAAAATACTGCTCGTTGTAATTCTCATCGTTCATCGCCGCCAGCGCCTTGAACAGCTCGATGTTTTCGCCACAGTCAATAAATGCTGGTGATTTGGGTGTCTCAGCCCAAATACCAACATAACCATCCAAATCAGGATCGTAAGGTTCCGTAACTATTACCCAGTCTTTATGATCATCGCTTGATGTGACGGCAGGAGATACATACCGGCCTATACTCGACAGCCACACAGCCAGTTCTTTCCGCTTCTCCGCATCCTCGACGCGGACAAAGCACGGGGTGGTGAATTTCATCCTATTCTTGTTTTAAGTTGTTCAACCTGTCTATCTCCGCGGCGATAGCTTCGACGGTCTTGCCCCGGCCTCGGCCATTGCGGCGCACTCGCTCTATCTTCTGAAACCGACGAATAACTCCAGTAGGTTGAAGGTATTCGTCAAGACCCGAATAGGCGACAACCTCATTGAGCCATTCCTTTACGTCGAACCCATCCGGCGGTCCTTGCCAAATACCATCAATCAAAAAGTTTTTCATTTCTCGTTCAGTTTTTGGATAAATTCATCCATATAGAAGCAGTCATGTTCACCGCATTTAGTTGCCGTATTTGCACATTCGTCATTGCGGAAGTTGCGGAAGAAACAGCGTTTTTTGTGCTCTTCTATCGCTTTCGCCCGTATCTGTTCATAAGCCTCCTCCTCGGCGAGTTCGATAGCGGTAGACACATCCCATCTTGACACGACCAACTCGCGCCCTCCGAATCTTTCAGCATACTCTTGTGCCGTACACGTGGCATGTGTAATGTATTCCTTTGCTTTTTCGCTTTTCATGGCTCAATCGTTTTCATCGTTATCGTCATCGGGATAGCTCACATCCTCATAGTTCACGCAGAAGTCGAAGCCCGGATCTTCGTCGAATACTCCTTTGGCTCGGCATTCTTCGTGCTTTCGGCAGTTGGCGCAATAACATTCGTTTATTTGCCTGTTGATTTTCATTTTCTCTTTCCTTTTAACCTCATAAATCAGAATACTACAACCATGCTTGGGAACGGTGCGCTATTCTTCGCTCCGCCAAACTTTAACCGTCCTCGAATAAATCGAATCTCTTTCGCTTTACGATAAATAAACTCGTGAAAATAACATGTATCCGTTCGGGCCGGAATAAGGGCGACTACGATTGTTCCTGGCTTGCGCGATTCTTCATAGCACTTTTTTACCCAGTCACAAATACTCCTTCCATAAGGCGGGTTACAAAAAACAATTTCACCGGCCCAATTCTGCAATAACCCATCATCGTGTTTTGTGTAAAACTTCGCGCACTTCGCATTATCCGGACACGCGCAGGGGTCAAGAGTAAAATGAAACTCCGCATTGAGTTTGTCGAAGAAGTCCTGTGGAGTAGCCCACAAATCTGTTGCACTTGAAAACATTACATTTGTATTCATTTTCTATTTCCTTTTAGCTCCGCAACGCGGCGGAGAATATAGATTCTTTGTTTTGTGCGGATATATTTGTTGGCTTGTGTATAGCTCCACCCAAGCGACAATGCAAACTCGCGCAAAAACATAGGTGAATAGTGCATACGAGCCTCTTCCCGCAGTCGTTTCAGTAGGCGTGTTTTCATCGTTTAATCAACTTTGCATGTAAATCATTAATCTCATACTCCCGGTAGCATTTATCGCAGATGATTGGCCCATCCTCATAAACAGGGTATTCCAATTCTTCCCAATCGTCAGTATAATTAATGCCCCTCGCCTGAATCGCATTTCCGCAAATGCACCTGAACTCACAGACGACTTCGTACTTAATATCTTCCACATGAATGTGGACATCCAACCGGACATCATTGGCATCCTTTTCCCGTTGTGTACGTTCGCGCTCGATCTTCTGCAAAAGCGCGATTTGTTCGGGATTGCCGATTTCAGGTTTTACCTCTATATCCCCGCGCATAAATTTGCCATTCACGAGGCGCAACGGCCGCTCAATGCTTGTTACCTGATCTTTCATAATTTTCGTACTTATTTATCGTTTCGAAAATATGCAATGCCACCTGCGGTACTATGGCGTTGCCGCATGCTTTGATGGATTCTCTGCACCACGCAGGAAAGGAGAGATCAGCCAGCTCGCCGGGAAACCCATCATTTCGATCACATACCGGGGATTCAGTCGGGAAGTCGTCCCAGCCTGGTATTCGTCGCTTTGCATTACCATTCTGGGCGATCCGCTCTTGCATTTGACTTGGCTGGCCGGGAGACTGGAATTCGTGGCATCGTTGGCCGTAGGCATCGGCAACAGTCCTATTCGAGCTGCCAGTGCTATTGTCGGTCGGTCGGCAGCTCCCGGAGACAGACTCCGGTTGATACGCCCCGATCCGGCATCTATTGCAGTCGGCGTCGGCAGCAACTCCAACGGCATGAACACCGTCTTGCCCTTCTCGCATTGTTTCAATCCCTGCGTCTGTACGGTGGGCAACAAACCAGCATCTGTCCCGTCGGTGAGGAGCGCCGACACCGCAAGCCGGTATAATGTACGGCCGCACTTCGTATCCTGCCGCTTCCAGGTCAGAACACACCTTGTCGAAGACCATTCCTTTCGACCAATTAACAATTCCGAAAACGTTCTCGCCCACGACCCAACGGGGTCGAACAGCCCGAATAACCCGCAGCATTTCCGGCCAGAGGTAGCGGTCGTCCTCCGTGCCCTTGCGCTTGCCCGCGAGGCTGAACGGCTGGCAGGGAAATCCGCCGGTGAGCACGTCGATACGGTCTCGCCAAATGGTAAAGTCTGTTGTTCGTATGTCTCCATATTGTTCTGCATCGGGAAAATGGTATTTCAGTACTTTGCGACAAAAAGGGTCTATCTCGCAGTTGAAGGCGTTCGTCCATCCCGCCCACTCGGCGGCCAGGTCAAAACCGCCGATGCCGCTGAAAAGGGAGGCGTGGGTCATGGTCAGAATAATTTTAGTTGTGCTTGATGCCATTGCAACCGCCGACGTGCTGTTGTGTAATATTCGGGGTCTTTTTCTATGATCGTCATCTCGAAGCCCATATCGTGAGCTGCGATTGCACTACTCATGCTACCGCCGTGCGTATCGAGAATCCTATCACCCGGCTTGGCATAGTTCGCAAGCAGCCATTTGTAGAGTACGACAGGTTTTTGAGTAGGATGTATTCGAACCTCGTTAAGCGCTTTATTGCCCTGCTGAATACGACCTTCTGAAGCCGACTTTCATTGACACATACCGTTCCACATAAACGAGAACATACGAACTGTATCAATCATACTGCAGTAAGCAATTTCACAATCCGAGAAAGAACTCCGACCATTCACTTTGTCCCAGACGATACGCCCCGACCCAAACGGGAATTGGTAATAATTGCAACCCCAAATGATTTGGTGTTTTGATACGCGCATTAATTCTTCAAAGTAGTCGTTTCCAGGAACCGTCCAATGCTTCGCCTTATAGAAAGGACGCTTAACCCCCTTTGATGATTTGGATGTCCCATAATAGCCGAGCTTATTAGGGCCATCAAAATACGGTGGATCTACAATCGCCAGATCGAACTGCTTGTCCGGAAGCTCCCGCAGGATGTCCATACAGTCCGCGTTATACAACGTGATATTGCCAAATTGCTCCTTCATGGCTCTCCCGTCAATACTCCACGGCCGCCCGGCGGTCGATGAAGAAGTGGATACCCGGAGCGCATTCGTTCCAGCGGTCACCGTCAAAGTCGGAGACCGCGACGGTAGCGCCGACCGTATACACGAAGTTCGCATCATGGTCCGAATGAATTGTCTCGATGTCGGCTTTGGTTCCATCAGCATTCTGAATCTCCACCACATAGGCTTTGTCGCAGCGACATTTTTCGCCTCCGGCAGAGCTGCGGCGGGCATCCTCCGGGATTTGCAGCTTCACGACATAGTCCGAAGCCTTCT